GTCCGCTGGTGGGGCGCCAGTTTGTGCTGGGGCATGCTGATTGCTGGTCGCTGATTATGGACTACTACCGTCAAGAACACGGCCTCACCCTGCCGAACTACAGCATTGAGCGTCATTGGTGGGAAGAGGGTGAAAACCTCTACATGGATAACTGGCACGATTGCGGTTTTCGTGAGTTCAGCGGCGATGCACGGCCCGGTGACATGGTGATCATGCAGGTGCAATCGCCAGTACCTAACCATGCGGGGATCTTGCTGGAGGGAAATATGCTGCTGCACCATTTATACGGCCAACTGAGCCAGCGGGTGCCGTATGGTGGTTATTTTAAAGAGCGCACGGTTAAAATTGTTCGGCGTAAAGAGTTGATAGCATAATTTTGTCATGTTTGATCTATCTGCTACGATATTTAAAATTTTGCGAGGGATAGGCATATGAAAAGATTAATTTTACCGTTTGTTATGTTGGCATTGTCCGGGTGTGCGACTGTGAGCGAGATGAAGGCTTCGGGACCATCAAGTACATTCGAATCAAAAAAAGATGCGGCAGTTTTATCCCAGTGTGTACTTCTTGGTTGGCAGGACAATGTTACTGCTACAACTTGGTATGGACAGTCATATTTACAACCGCTAGGAGATGGATACTCCGTATACTCAGATGGTAGTGTAGAGATTGCGGATTTTGTTAAAAATGACAATGGTACGCAAGTCAAATTTTATCATAGGTCAGGGGTTTTCCAGAGTCGCCTTGACGCAAGACTACAGGCAATAAAAAATTGTTTGTGAGTGTAAACCCGCTTCGGCGGGTTTTTTATTGGGGGTATTATGGGTGTTGATAATTGTCCTATCAGAACAATTGAACTTCGCGGAATTCTCGGAAAAAAATTCACTCGGGAGTTCAAATATCGTGCGCGTGATGTTCCACATGCTATTAGGGCGTTAAAAGGCCTGCTTCCCGGTTTCGAAAAATTCATGCTGGAGTCAAAGCAGAAAGGACTTACCTTTGCAATTTTTGTTGGTGGGAAAAACATAAGCGAAGATCAGTTGGGAATGACTAAGGGCAGCGACAATATTCGTATTGTTCCCGTTATTATCGGCAGCAAACGTGGTGGGATGTTTCAGACTATCTTAGGGGCGGCGATAATTGCAGCAGCGATCTATTTCAGTGGTGGTACTGCTGCGGCATTCTCCTCTGCTGGTGCTATGGGGGGAGGACTGGCTATGGCCGGTGCTTCTGTAATGCTCGGCGGCGTGATCCAAATGTTGTCCCCGCAGCCCGGCGGCCTCTCCGTCAGTCAGGACGCCGACAATAAGCCGTCATACGCATTCGGCGGCCCGGTTAACTCCACGGCACAGGGTAATCCTGTCGGTGTGCTGTACGGCAGTCGGGAGATCGGCGGCGCTATTATCTCTGCCGGCATCTATGCCGAAGACCAGCAGTAAATTATCAGTTTTCAATCAGGCTCGCTTCGGCGGGCCTTTTTTATGGGCGAAACCATGGAAAATAAAATTCAGGGGCGCAAAGGTGGAGGCGGCGGTGGTCATACACCAACAGAGTCGCCGGACAGTATCCAGTCGATCGCCAGAACAAAAATTTTGTTGGCAATTGGTGAAGGGGAGTTTGCCGGCGGATTGGATGGGACGAATATTTGTCTCGATGGTACACCGTTACTGTCTCCTGATAGCACGACGAATTTTCCCGGTGTTGAGTGGGAGTTCCGCCCGGGCACGCAGACCCAGAGTTATATCCAGGGTGTGCCTGGTGCCGAAAACGAGATCAGCATAGGGACCGAGTTAAAAGCCTCTCAGCCGTGGGTGCGTGCGGTTAGTAACACCCAATTATCAGCCGTTCGCCTGCGTGTGGGTTGGCCGACGCTGTTAAAACAGGAAGACAACGGCGACCAGGTGGGTACCCGTGTAGATTACGCGATCGACCTGTCAACGGATGGCGGCGCTTATGAGACAGTGCGGAACGGTACGATCAACGACAAAACAACATCGCTGTATGAGCGCAGCCACCGGATAGACTTGCCGCCGGCGACAACGGGTTGGCAGGTGCGCGCCCGACGTATTACGGCTGACTCGACATCATCGCGCATTATCGACCGCATGAATATTGAGGCGATCACCGAAGTCATTGACGCCAAACTCCGTTACCCGAACACGGCACTCCTTTTTGTTTCGTTCGACGCTAAGCAGTTCCAGAGCATCCCTCGGATCAGTTGCAAGCCAAAGGGGCGCATTATCCGTGTTCCAACAACCTATGACCCTGAGTCTCGTACTTATACAGGAACATGGACGGGCGAGTTTAAGTGGGCCTACTCAAACAATCCGGCCTGGGTATTTTACGACATTCTGCTGAACAAACGCTTTGGCCTGGGTGAGCGTCTCGATATGACGCAAGTCGATGAGGTGGAGCTGTACCGCATCGCACAATACTGCGATCAGTTGGTGCCCGACGGGCGCGGTGGTGATGGGAAGGAGCCGAGGTTCCTGTGTGACGTTTATATCCAGTCACAGAACGAGGCATTCACGGTGCTGCGTGACCTGGCTTCAATTTTCCGGGGTATGACGTACTGGGCCAACAATCAGGCCTGCGCGTTGGCAGACATGCCGAGGGATATGGATTACACCTATACCCGCGCCAATGTGATTGACGGCAAGTTTCACTACCAAGGCGGTAGCCAGCGCAACCGCTATACGACGGCCATGGTGAGCTGGTCAAATCCGGAAAACCATTATCAAGATGAAGTCGAGGCGGTGGCTGAGAATGCGCTGGTACGCCGGTATGGCATCAATCAGACGGAAATCTCAGCGATCGGGTGTACCCGGCAGACGGAGGCAAACCGGCGCGGCCGCTGGGCGTTGTTGACTAACAGCAATGACCGTAGTGTCACGTTCTCGACCGGGCTGGATGGGTTTATCCCGTTGCCTGGACACATTATTGGTGTTGCCGATCAGATGTTGGCGGGCCGCGTGCTGGGGGGCAGGATTTCTGCCGTTGGCGGCCGCAATATCACGCTGGATCGCGTAGCTGATGTAAAAATCGGGGATCGCCTGCTGGTAAACCTGCCCTCAGGGAAATCTCAGGCCCGCACGGTGCAGGCGGTGAATGAACGGGTTGTGACAGTATCGACGGCATATACAGAAACGCCAGAGCCGGAGGCGGTGTGGACGGTAGACGCGAATGATCTGTTCGTTCAGCAATACCGCGTATCCAACGTTACAGACAATGACGACAACACATTTACCGTTACTGCTGTTTGGCATGAGCCAGGGAAATATGCGGCGATTGATACCGGTGCGCGCATCGATGATCGTCCGATATCGATTATTCCACCCGGCGTACAGCCGCCGCCGAAGAACATCACCATTGATAGTTATTCGTCTGTAAGTCAGGGGATCGCCGTTACGACCCTGCGCGCCAAGTGGGATGCAGTGGATAGCGCGATAGCTTATGAGGCGGAATGGCGGAAAGATAGCGGTAACTGGGTACCTATGCCGCGTACGTCCGCTTTGGGTTTTGAAGTGCCTGGCATTTATGCCGGCCGCTACCTGGTTCGTGTGCGTGCCATCAACGCCAGTGATATTTCGTCAATCTGGGCAACGTCGATGGAAACCTATCTCAAAGGGAAGGAGGGCAAGCCACCGGTACCGGTTGGGTTCGTTGCTTCACCGCTACTGTGGGGCATCCAGTTAGACTGGGGATTTCCTGCCGGTGCCGAGGATACGCTAAAGACCGAGATTCATTATGCGGACAATGCCGCCGGCAACAACGCTATGCTGCTGGCCGATATTCCTTATCCGCTGCATACGCACACAATGACCGGATTGAAGGCTGGTCAAGAGTTTTGGTTCCGTGCACGCCTGCAGGACAGGACCGGGAATATCGGGGACTGGACCGGTTGGATCAAAGGACAGTCTAACGCGAACGCTGATGATTACCTGGAGAGTATTGGTGATGGATTCCTGACGGATAAAGACGGTGATCGTCTTACTGGCGACATCGATACGAACATTGAAGCCATACTGCAGAACGCCCTGGCCAATAATGCCACGGTAGAGCATCAGTATGCACAGTACGGGGCGGTGCGTGCTGATATCCTCATTGTAAAAACTACCATAGCGGAAGTTGATCGCGGCCTGGCGGAGTTGAGAACACAAGTTCAGGTCCAGATCGACGATGTGACGGCGGTACTTGAGGACAAACTGACAGCCACGGTCGACGCCGACGGCGCAACGGCTATTCATACGCTGAAAGCCGGTGTGCGTGTGAACGGTGTTTTCTATAATGCTGGCATGTCGATAGCCGTCCTGGCAGAAACCGGTAAGCCAGTCATCACCCGCATTGGCTTCAACGCCAATCAGTTCGTGCTGATGAGCGGCAGTGGTGATAACCAATACTCGCCGTTTGCAGTAATCGATGGTCAGGTGTTTATCAGTGACGCATTTATTCAGAACGCCTCTATCACGTCTGCGAAAATCGCAGATGCGGCCATTACTAACGCCAAAATCAGCGGGTTTATTCAGTCTGATAATTTCAGTGGTACCAGCGGCTGGCGTTTAGACAAAAGCGGATCTGGCGCAGGGCAGATTCAGATTAACGGCGGTGATGGTAACGGCCGCATGGAGATACGCGGCGATCAGATTAACGTTTATGACGCTGGCGGCAATCTGCGCGTAAGGATGGGGAGGCTTTAATATGGCCTATGGTATTGTTGTTAATGGCAGGAGTCTAGGGGGGTTAAACTCCCCATCACTTTTAACAAATTTAGTTGAGCCTCGTTCAAATGGTAATGGTGAGTTAATTCTAACCCCGTCAAACTATATACCAGGTAATTCGGTGTTTTGCGCTGGAACAACGGGATGGGTATTTGGAAGCCAAACTAACCCAGCAAATTATGGTGGATTAACAGGTTGGCGAACAAACGGTAATGAAATAATTCTTGGCTTTAATTCAAAGAATTCTAGTCAGCCATTTACTAATTTCAGTGTGTATCAAGTACAAAGACCCGAGAGCATAACAGGCACTTACGGTATTGTTATTCAAGATTCAGTTAACTGGATGAGTATCAACAGCGAGCAACAATTAGGATTTGTCGTCTGGAAAGGTGATGTGTCAATTAATGACTCGTGGGAAGTTCCTGTAGTACAAAACGATAGCACGAAAATAGTATTTGTTCGTTGTGATGATGAAGGTGTTTGCATAAGCCACAGACCAGAACAAAATCGTATATATGTAAGCCGCGATAACGGGGAGGGGGAGCCAGTAGCAACCACCGCCACGATTAGAGTTTTAATCATGAATAGTGGATATTATCCACCAACACCTAACGGTTATGGATTAGTGATTAAAAATGCACTTGGCCAAAATACATTTACGAGTGATGTTACCCCATTGGTGTGGGATGGTCGGCAAGGTGTCGTTGATAGAATTCCAGATAATGTAACCTGGACTGGATTGGAACGACCAATGATTCCTATACCAATATGTGGCTATCAACGGGGCAACCGGGAGATGAATGGTGGATATTATAACTATCACACCAATGGTTTCCGCTTTGTCAATGGCGGTGGATTTAGATATTGGCGCGGGCGAGGTGGTTCGCGGGTGCAAACGAAATGGAGTTCCACCGACTTTTATGCCGCTAATATTCCACTCATGGTCATTAATGCAGACCACTATTTCTAACTAACCGGCACTGAGCCGGTTTTTTATTGCCAGAATTCAGGAGAACATTATGCCAGCAGGCACTCTAACACTTACCAACAATTCCGCCATAGTGAAGGGCACCGGTACGGCATTTAACACAGAGCTTAAAGCCGGTGATTTTATTGTAAGTGTCGTTGGCGGCGTAACATATACGCTGCCTGTGAAAACCGTTGATAGCGCCACTCAGGTTACGCTGATTAAAATCTATGATGGGCCAACGCAAGCCGGGGCTGCGTGGTATGCCGTGCCGCGTGAGATGCAGAACTCAGTTACCGCGCAGTTGGTGTCAGAGGCAACTAAAGCCATGCGTGGCATGAACTACGACAAGGAGAACTGGCAGCAGCTATTTAGCGGGAGCGGAAATATTACAGTGAAGCTACCCGACGGCAGCACGTTTACCGGCCCTGCATGGAATAGCTTTACGACTGCACTGAATTTAAAAGCTAGCCAATCTGATTTGGATACTTTATATAAATCACTCGGCACCGCAGCAAAGAAAAATGTAGGTAAAAACTACGGTGATGTTTCATTGTCTGGGGATGGTGGGTTCATTGCCTATGGTGGCGATACTAAAACTAACGAAACTGACATAAATAACTTATATAATAAGTTCATGAGTTCGGGAATGGTTGTTTATCGAAATGATGTCGGTGTTGGTGGAGATTGGCCTCATCCGGCATATTCTCCGTCATTATTCATACCCGCGGGAGATACTTTTGCAGCCATATCATTTCCATATACCGCAGCACAAGGTAATATAAGGGTTTATGCAGGGCAAAGGAAAACTGATTGGGCAGGAAAGGTATTATATACAAGAGCATTACTTGATTCAGTCAATACAACCGTTGACGGGAATGGCTTTATTAAAAAGGCATCGCCGATTGTTAAATTATTCGGTGATGGATCGTGTGAACTCAACGAGCAATCAGCAGGGGTGACAACAGAGCGAGTAAGTGAAGGTGTTTACCGTATCTTCGGCACGCTTGGTTTTAATTCTGATGCTGCATGGAGTGGTTCGGACGGCGGTATCAGTATCCCTAAAGACCGCAACGACCTTTCGCTTGTCTGGGTAGATTACGAAGTGGAATCTACCGGTGATTTACTCATTAAAACTTATCACCGAGAACATCTTTCCGCGCCGCTATTTGCTTGTAATAAAAAAGCTGGATATGAAGACGGTATGCTGATTGATATTCCTTTAGGCCGCTGGATAGACCTACGAGTAGAAGTACCAACTGAAAAAATGGAGAAATGAAAAATGGCTTTAATTAGCGATGTTTTGCGCGGTCCATATGGTGATCCGCAACCAGGCGTAATTATTACTATGAAGGCCAAAGGGACGAGTTCAAAGGTATTGGTTGCTAACAACTCTGCCATTGCTACGGATAGTGATGGTAAATACTCAATGCAAGTTTTCCCCGGACGGTATGAAGTTGTGGTGTCTACCCTGGGTAAGATCGGCGAGATACAAGTATTTTCAGATTCGAAAGATGGGACGCTAAATGATTTCCTGCTTGCTCCCGGAGAAGATGAATTAACCCCTGCGGTTGTTCAAACTGTCGATACAATGAGGGCCGACGCGGCAAAATCAGCAGCGACTGCAAAGGTAAGTGAAGGAAATTCTAAAAGAAGTGAAACAAATGCAGCAAACAGTGCTGCACAAGTGGCTACTGCTTTTGATAACATTCGTTTTAAATTCCCAGAAAACAATACTAATATTGCCACATGGTTCCTGCTTGGACGGTTCAAAAACGCAGGGCAGAATGGTGTTGGTATCGCAATTAACTTCTATGGTTCAAATGGCTTTAATGGATTTACCTATAACTCAGGCCTATCCCGTTTGATGCTGAGAACTGGTAATTTGAGTGCTGCAGACACGACAAATAAAGTAAATCGTATTGGAGGCATATTTTCCAATGATGCTGGCACAATGATTTCAGATATTCAAATTATTGAGTCAAGTCGTGATAATTATGAAGTATATGTAAATGTTAATGCGTTCACCATTAACTGTTGGTACACCGTTGAACAAATTACTTATGCGAATGCGGCGGGGTTACGCTGGGAACATAAAGCAGAGAAGCAAACGACCGCCCCTGTTGGCGTTATGAAAATTGACATGCGTACGTCATTGGGAAGCGCCAGAGAAGCCACGGTGAATGATATTTCAAACCTCAAAGACTGGGGATTGAGTAAAGGCGTAACGGCGGCAATAAAAGGTAACTTCAATGCGCAAATGCAAAGCAGGCGCGGCTATGTAGCCACCGACGCTATAGGCAATCCATTCAAAGATACCGGCACCCATTTCTTGGATACGAGATCGTGGGCAGTAACACAGACGGGGACAGATGATAGCTACCGGACGGTGCAGACATGCTATGGCTATGGGACTAGCGCGGCAAGCGTTGGGAAAATTGCGGTTCGCAGCTGGAACGGTACAATTTTCACTCCGTGGATCTGGCTTTGGTCTGAGGCCAACACGACGGTAGATAGTAACGGCTTCATCAAGAAGGCCTCTCCAATTGTGAAGCTGTTCCGCGATGGTACCTGCGAACTGAACGGTGAAAGCCAGGGGGTGACCACAGAACGCTTGAGCGATGGCGTTTATCGCGTATCCGGCACGCTAGGTTTTAACGCCGATGCTCAATGGGGCGGCCCTGACGGTGGTATCGAGGTACCGCTCGACCGCAACAAACAGCCGCTGATCTGGGTAGATTACGAGGTAGAGCCGACCGGCGACCTGCTGATCAAAACCTACCACCGTACACACCCGGCGGCGCCGGCATTCGCCCGCAATGAAGTACTGGGTTATGACGAAGGGATGCCGATAGATATACCTGATGGGCGATGGATAGATCTGCGTGTTGAGATGCCAGAAGAGGAAGCACCAGCCCAAGATATGGAGTTAGTAGAAACTAAACCTGAAACAAGTTCCGGGAGAAATCCTGGCAAGTAGCATTGATTTGACAGGTCACTATTGAGCGTAAGTTATTGTTTAATAGTGACCGATAATGTGGTTTTTTGCAGTGTGATGTAGTGTGTTATTTGTTCTAAATACTAGTCAATGCATTGATTATTAATGTTTTCTATCTCTTTCTCACTTCTTTTGGCGAGAAACAGGCGTACGGTCATAATTAAGAATGCTGCCAGCTAGATAAAATGAGTGGCATCGCCGTGCAGATGCACAGGCAATACCATAAACGAAAGTCGATAAGGAGCCGATTATGACACAAGTTTGCATTGCTGCGTATGTCTATGGCGTGGTGCAAGGGGTGGGGTTTCGTTACAACACCCAGCATCAGGCGACGGCGTTGGGGTTAAGCGGTTACGCGCGTAATCTTGATGACGGCAGCGTTGAAGTACTGGCCTGCGGCGAACAACCGCAGGTGGACAAGCTGGTGGAATGGTTGAAAAGTGGCGGCCCGCGCAGTGCACGGGTCGATCGCGTGTTGGTGGAGCCGCGAGGCACGGCCGATTATCAGGGCTTCAGCATTCGCTACTAGCGTTTCAGATACATTTTACCGGTTTTGGCAGCCCGGCTATCTTGGTTGCCTGTTTGGCCGGGCCTTTGGGGAATAAACGGTAGAGATAACGGCTGTTGCCTTTCTCTTCACCGTATTTCTGCGCCATGGCTTTGACCAGCATGCGGATCGCCGGTGAAGTATTAAACTCCAGGTAAAAGCCGCGTACGAAACGCACCACTTCCCAATGTGCTTCGGTCAGCGTTATTTCTTCCTGTGCGGCCAGCAGGGGGGCCAGGGCCTCATGCCAATCAGCGCTGTTTTTCAGGTAACCCTGGGCGTCAGTTTCAATAATCTGACCTTGATACTCCAACATACTGCCTCGGTAATGGGTAATTCAGAACGGCCGTCAGTTTAGCAAACTTTTGTCGCTGCAAAAACAAAGCCCCGCCGGAGCGGGGCCTTGGGTCTTTCTGAGGCGTTAAATCAGTTGCTGCGCGCGAAGCCCAGAATGCTCAACAGGCTGATGAACATGTTGTACAGCGATACATACAGGCTAACGGTAGCGCGGATGTAGTTGGTTTCGCCACCGTGGATAATGTTGCTGGTTTCCCACAGGATGGCACCGGCGGAGAACAGGATAAACAGCGCGCTAATGGCCAGATGCAGGGCAGGGATCTGCAGGAACAGGTTGGCGATGACCGCAACCAGCAGTACCACAAAACCGGCCATCATCATTCCAGACAGGAACGACATATCCTTGCGGGTAGTCAGCACATAGGCTGAACAGCAGAAGAACACCACCGCGGTGCCACCCAGCGCCAGCATGATCAGGTCACCGGCTCCGGTATTAATGAACGAACTGAGGATCGGCCCCAGGGCGTAGCCCATAAAACCGGTCAGCGCGAAGGCCGCCAGAATACCGGCCGGGCTGTTTGCCAGCTTATGGGTCAGGAACATCAGCCCATAGAAACCGACCAGCATCAGCAACAGGCCCGGTGCCGGCAGCCCCAGCATGGTGCTGGCGGTAGCGGTAAGCGCCGAGAATGCCAGCGTCAAAGAAAGCAGGAAGTAGGTGTTACGCAGAACCTTGTGCGTACTCAGTAACGAGTCGCGTGAGGAGGATGAGACGACAATGCGGTCCATAATGATCTCTCTTATCAGGTCATCACAAAATTAGTGACGATGATAGGCAGCGCAAGCGTTTGATTAAAGTTTGTTTACCAATCTTTACCCTTAGTTATCATTGTTGCAACCTTGAGTTGGAGTTGGCGCTTTATTCAACGCTCACACGCCAAGTGCTGTTTTTTCGTTCGGTTGAACGGTAATGGGCTTTACAAGCGGATCGGCTATGTTTATAGTTCGGCTCGTTGCGGAGGGGTGGCCGAGTGGCTGAAGGCAACGGTCTTGAAAACCGTCGACGGGAAACCGTTCCAGAGTTCGAATCTCTGCTCCTCCGCCATAAATTATGACCCCGTG